CTGAAAGACCATGTAAACCGTGAAAACGAAGGGACTACAAGAGAGTAGTCCTTATTTTTTTGCTGTGGGGATTTTTGGTGTTTCCTCTAGCCCATATTTGAAAAGAGGGGTAATCGCCTGCAATATCGTCACATTGCACAAGTTTTTCTTGTATTTTTGTGCATATTTACCTGTTTATTCTTCGTTAGAGTCCCAATCTAGCGTTGTTTTTGGAAATAATTGGTACAAATATTGACATAAAATTTTGCTTTTATTACCTGTTTTAAATCTATTTGAAATACTGATATTTTATCAAATGGATTTTATAAGATATTTCCAGTGATTCTGGCACAATCTATACGTCTGTCTTTGCAACCGTTAAAAAACGTAGTAATACTAAGGATTTTTTGCCTATAGAACGGCAAATTTTTTGGATGTATCACTCCCAACTATTTCCAAATTGTATTCACCCAACATCTGCGTACCCATTTCGAGTACCCAGACGGTACTTGAGACCGACTTATTTTTAAGCCCGTGTCTGCTCTTTCTCTACATTGCCACTAGCACCATTCTCTTCATCTAACCGCTTTAACTCTGCTACACTGTCCGTGATCAGATCACTCTTTTCCATGACACTCTTTCTACTAATCGCACCGAGTTCTCGCATTGCTTTTAAGTTAGACACCATTTCTGTTGTAGCAACTGGCATATTTACATTGTAAACAACCTCAACATCGTTTGATACCTCAGTACCCTGCATCTTTAGGATCATCTGAAACCGTCTGAACCTTTCTTGGAATCCTTTGTTCAGCCATTTCTTCGTTTCATCTGCATTGATATTTGCCATATGAAAAAGAATCTTCATAGACACTTCACTTATGTTTGCGATATTCGTACTACTACCTAACACACTTGGTATGCAAGCGATATCATTTAGCATCTGCTTGATATTATCCAGATATAACTTAATCGTATTGTAATCCATTGTGGTACTCACAACCTTGTAATCTCCATTATCCAGATTCATCACATATCCTGTTGCATCAGCAGGAATCGTTGATTCAATCCTCTGACCCACAGCCACAGGCATCGGATTCAAACTATTGATATAGATTGCGTCGCCCATCTTACTCAGTATATCTTCCAGATCATCCATGATCGGCTTAATGTCTGTTAGCATACTTACGCCAAAGTTATAATCCATGTCACTAAAATTGTGATAATGAATTGGTAATCCACACACATTAATCTTACTATCTTCCATATGTAGATACCCACCATCATTGTTCCAATTCTCTACGTAAGTAGGGTAGTATACGTTATAAAATGTGATATTAGTAAATACATCTGTCCACGTTTCGATAAACGCAATATAACCGCCACGATCATCATAAACAGGATAACAGTCGCCACTATCAAGCACCTTACTTTTGATGATTCCATCCTCTACATATACAACTTCGTAAGCGTCACCAAACTTATTGACTCTATCCAGAATCTGATAATCTACTGTCTCGTACTGCCCTAATTTGTATATTTCGTTAAAATTCTTGATCGTATTCTCATTGCCACTGAATGATATCTTCTTGCCAAGTAAGTACGTCGCATGGAATCTCAGTACCGTTTTAGCATAGTTTAAAATCGTCTTTCTGGTAATGAGTTCTTTACCTTTATAAGCAGAGTTTTCTCTTCCAAGTACCTTATGTCTGCCTGCAAGATAGTCACGGTTCGCAATACATTTCGTGATTCTATTCACATGATAAGGTTGATTGACTTCCTCTACAAACCATTTGGCAGGATTCTCATACTTATTTTTATATTCTTCGATTGCCACGTTGTCTCTCCTTTCTGTTCTGTTTCTTCTATATAATATCGTCTAAAATGGATACCATAATCCATTCTTTATTCCCTGTATGCAAAGACACAATCCCATAACTAAATCATCATGACTGCCACTGATTGCGCCCATACTTCCATTATCATTTGCCACGAATACCTTCATCTCTTCAAGCATATCTTTACTCTTGATCTGGATAAGTCCTTTATCAAACCATTCACGGCAGTCGTTTACAATGATAGATTTTGTTTTATTGTTAGTGTCAAATCCAACTCTCCAGATCGTCCTCTGGAACTCATCATATGTCTTATACTTGGTCATATTCATGTAATGTTGTTCATACCGCAGACGTTCAATCACACTATGCCCACCGCTTGCCTTTTCAACTGTAAGCAACGCCTTATTATAATACCGACCTAAAGCATTTAAGACATCTGCATATTGATATGGCTTAATCTTGTTATTTCTGAACTCAGCAACCTGTTGACCTTCTCTGTTCAAAACGATAGCAGTAGAGTAATCCTGTCCCAATCCTTCTGAGCAATCGACACCAATATAATATTTCTCGCCAATTCGTGGCATCTGCCAGATATGAAATGTCTTACCAAGATAAGGTATTAATATAGTAGGTAACCCTGTGACCTGTTTCTTTGCGAACGGTTTAATCTTGTTTTCAACAATCGTAGTAAGTGATGCCGTAATCCTCTTACTATCAAATAACTGTTGCCCTGTAGTCAAGAAACATTCAGTATCTGTAGATGGATATTCGACTTGAAATGTATCAAGTCCATCCGTAGATACCTTCTTTCTACGCCAAGCAATCTGCGCCAAAGAAGCACCCAACTTTAATAATTCTTGTTCATCTTCGTCCAGTTCCATGTCTTTAATCTTCTGAGATGTTCTTGCTTCATACTCAGCCACCGCTTGCTCGTACTGATTAGAAAACAAGGATTTACCATTGATCCAATTAAAAAAGAACGGTTTATATGAATTGTCTCCGTTCTTCGCCTGTATGTATAATTCTGAAAATTTATTAAAACCATTTGCAGTAGATTCTATGATGATACGCCCAGATTCACTGACCGCTTGCGATAATGCGTGTAACTGTTTATCTGCATTTTTCCAAAAAGCAAATTCTGATAAATGCACGATACCATTTAATGTATCGCCACGACCAATCTCTTTATTACCTGCCGTCAAGCAAGTAATCTTGCTACCATTATCAAAGCATAATGCTTGTCTGTTATTTACGATCAGTTTCGGTTTGATAATATCTGGTAATGAGTGATATTGCTGTTTTAATTTATCGAAGATAGTATTACAACTTGATTGATTATGACTTACCAGAAAACAAGTCGTATTCTCATGCACAACACATTCTCTAATTGACAATGCAATGGTAATGGATGAGATACCTAACTGTCTACTCTTTAAGATAATGTTATTGGATTGCATATTTTGAACCAATTCTTTCTGTTCGTCTGTCAATATAAATGGTACAAGTTTTCCTTCTTTGTCTGCAATCTTAATGAATGATTCGATCCAAGCCACTTTGTTTTCATCTTGCCATAACCACGCAAGTTTTTGTGCGTTTGTCTTACTAATCATCACGCACCACCTTTGAGTGCAGGAATATTAATACCAGATAATAACACGTCCAATTCGTCCTCTGAATCCTCAAAGAAGTCACTATTGTGGAAGTTTTCAACGTACTTAGCCGCATTGACATCTCCATTCAGTGCCTTGTTCATCATCTTCTGATATATCTGCATCGTATTTAGCGTTCTCATGTTCTTCATATATATTTTAATTGCCTTTTGAGCATCATCTCTGATCAGCCAGTTATTTTCGCAAAATTCTTCTGTTTTATTTGTTCCGTCCTTGCTCTTAAACTGCATATCACATTGGCACAGTTCGTCCCATTTGCATCTTTTTTTCTGGTCTGACAGATACCATTGCACATACTTAGCAATGTGATATGGACAGATTTCCTGCATTTTCTGTAGCAATGTTTTATCTTTACTTTTTGCCATTTGTTTCTCCTTTCCTGTTTGATTTTAAAAGTCCAATAATATCCGATTGCGCAACTTGTTGTGCGATCGAAGGTTAACATTCATGTGAGCGTCAGCGAATCGAATGTTGACCATCTAGGGGTTTGGGGGGGAGTTGTCCCCAACATGATGAGGAAACCTTTACACTCAACAACTTATCTGGCACCATCCGACACACATTTTGTTGTAGGTCAAACGCCCACTCCTACGGGTGGTCATTTCGACCCACACAAAATATATGTCAGTATGGATGCCTATTAACACAATAAACACGCAAAAAACGCTTCGCTTATTTTCGCTTCCTGTCAATTGCGGCAAGCGCAATTTCCTTATGTGGAAGATTACTTTTTCTTTTTAAAATCGTCGTTTTCTTCAGTATTTATGAGGGTTTTGTGTCATTTTGCGTACGTTTTCGTTACGACCCTATATAGAAGCATCGTAACAATTTCGTACGCAAAATGACAAAAAGTCCAGTAATATTAACAAAAAACGACGATCCTATACTCTCGCCCTAACTATCGTCCACAATCTAACGTCCTTACTACGACCATCAATTTTTCGTTTTGTTCTTTTCTCATTTATCTTATAAGGTATCCCCATCTGCAATAATCGTTCATTTATCGTTTTTGCGGTTTTAACAATTCGTCTATCTTTGCGAATAGCCAATTCCTGTACGAGTTTATCTTTCTGGGACTTATCACAAAATTCTGTTTTATCACTTGCATATCTATCCAAAGTAACCATGATATTAATGTACTCTGGTTCATAAATCTCATACTTCCATTTTGTTATGTTGCCAAATTTGTCATATTTGTGCGTCCTCTCGAACTTATCAGCAAGATATGAGCAGTATCCATAATCGCTGAGATTTATCATCTTATTGTATAATTCGATATCGCTTTCTTTCTTCTTAAGCATCAATTCATTGACCTTCAAGCAATTATCCTTTTTATCAGTATAGATAATTCCACTTTTATCTACGTTTGCGTTAAATCTTGGATATTCCTTGTAAAATTCTTCTTCACCGTTGAAATCGAGGAACTGTGCAGGCGCAATATCTTTCTTAATCTGTGTAACCATACCACCTAATTGTTGATTTGTTCTTGCACGAATGTAAACATCAATCTTCTCTGAGTATGCGCCATTGTCTTTTCTTCTACCGATACGTCTTCTGCCCATGCACTGGATCAGCGAACCAAGATCACGAATGTCAATCATTACCTCTTTTACATCTTTGTCTTTTATGTTAACTCCTGCATCTAGGCAAGCAGTAGTGATAAGTAGGTTTTCTTCAAATCTCTCATTTTCGAGCATCTGACTCAATTTCTCTTTGTCCATATACTTGGCATAATCTTTATTGCTGTCACTGCAACAAAAGATTGCATGATCTTCGAACTGCTTGTATAACTCGTATGCCTTTTTGGCAGATTCAATAAAGAAGATTGCCTTCGTACCTTTGCAAATTACCTCTTCTGCTTTACGTTTAAATGCGTCCTCTCTGTAAAAGAAGTAGAGTTGATTGATAAATGACCAATTGGTTGGTATCTTGTATTTAAGGGGCTTTATGCCTTCTCTGATGCCTAATTTTTGGGCGTTATCTGTTAAATAATCTCTCATATAGGATTCAATATTTTCGCCTGTTGCACTCATGAAAATCTTTACTGCCGTAGGACATTCCATTATCATGTCATAAGCCACGTCTGTCGTGTCATTAAAGGACGCATCTTCTGTGAAATAATGATATTCGTCTGATACAATGTAACCGTAGTCGTATGGATTAAAGAAGTCCTCTTCTCCGAATTCATTGTATCTTGACTTGTGCATGGAAAACTTCTGATATGTCACTATATCAATCACATCATCTTTGCCGTCGGCTTCAATTTCCATGACGAACTGATCAACACATTTACGTCTATGTATAAGGAAAAGAATCTTTTGACCCTCTTCCTTTGCAATATCGTATAACGTGTTCTTAATAAAGTATGATTTACCAACGCCTGTGCCTGCCGCAATAATGACAGGTACATCTGGTTCCCATTTCTGAATATCTTCAACTGTAATTAGATCGCTTACTCTTGTATTTTTACTTACTTTTCTTGTATTTGTTGCCATATTTTGTTGCTCTCCTTGTTTGATTATTTAGATAAATACTGTTTGATTGTCTTTTCCAGATTCTCAGATTGTCTAAAAATAAATACATTCTTGTCTGGACATTTCTCATTACGTTCCATTTTTTTCAAGATGAACCCTTGCATCATAAGGTATCCTGCAAGTGCTTGATTGAATATAATCTTGTTATCTGTTTTATTCTTGTTCATATGTTTGTTCTCCTTGTTTTGTATTTGTTTATTGAGTAATCGACAATTTGTCGACCACTGATATTAATTAGTAGCCCTCAGTTTGAGGGTTTCTGATCTAAATTCTGACTATTACCATTCGTAATAGACAAATTCTGAGTGCCAAGATTGTTGGCACTTAAATTTTTGCTACGAAGATTGTTCGTGCCTAAAACTTTAGTCCGCTAAACTGTCGATTACTGACCTAAGTTTTGTACGTTAACATTATTAACGGTTAGGATTTTGGTATTACTAATAGTAAGACCTAAATTTGACCCGCCAACATTATTGGCGGTTAAGATTTTGAGTGCTAACATTATTAGCACCTAAATTCTTGGTAGGAACATTATTCACACCTAAAATTTTGGTCTACGAACAATCTTCATGGTCAAATTTTAATTATGCGAATAATTCTTTTTTCAATGCTATTCTTTCCTCTCTTGCTATATTAAGCAAGTCCTCTTTTATTTCTTCCGTACCATTGAAGAGAAATATTGTTTTGATTTTGTTTTTTTTATCTGGTCGAACTTGCACAATATGATGACCTCTACGCAATAATTCGTTTGTTAGATCACCATTATGTATTACAATTCTTCCGTCGCTTGTATATTCCATTATTCCTTTACCTCGATTGAATAGTTTAGTAAATTTGTCTTAGTAAGCGCATAGCAGTATGGCTCTTGTGGGATTATCTCATCATATCTCTTCGCCCTTTTACCATAAATATCTTTGACAACGTCAATAAAATATTTATCTGGATAAAACTTATCCTGTGGCAATTCAATGTGAAGATTTGTGTCAGTATCCCATAGAAGAATATCATTGATTGCATCAATATCAATCTTTGTGATTACATGACCTTTTTTCAATGTAATCTTCTCTCTGAGACGGTATTTGTCTTGGATTGCGTAAAATTCTTCCTTTTCATGCCGTTCGATGCAATGATAAAATTCTGGTAAATCTAATACATCTACCAGATAATGCTTGATGTATTGTCTGTATCTTGAACTGTAATATCCCAAAAATGCGCTGTCGATTGCAAGCAACATCATCATTGCTTCATCTGTCAAACCTTCTTTTTGTAAACCGTACAATGACCAAAGTAGTAATACTGTTGACCCTGCATATTTCTCTGTGTAATTTTGTCTTGTGATATTTTCCATAAGATTTGGATTAATAGATTCTTCGTTTTTGTAATCAATATTTGAAAATCTTGTGATGTGATTATCGAAGCATTTGCCTTTGTGCAATGCCAGATCAACGCCAATTCCTTCTGACTGTGTGGCGTTCTTTGTTTTTCCTTTGAGGTCTTGTCCCTCATGTCCTTTTACTTTCTTCTTTAATAAAAATATTTCTTCAACACTCCATCCCATTGCTTGCTTTAAGATTGCGCAAGATAGTAATGAGTCAATGTCGTCCGTCAAAATTGCATGATATTTATTTGTTGTATCTTTGTACCATGTTGGTAAATTCTTTGTTTGATTCTTCTTCATATCTGTCACCGATTAGTGAGCAAGATGAATCAACACCTTGCCCATCTAATTGGCAAACAAATACGAAAGTGAATAAGAATTTATACATCTTACTCACCTTCCTTTCTCCATTTGTTAAATTCTGGTTGCTAATTTTCAAGTTTCTCCAACTAAAATTAAAATCATTATTGAAACTAAAATATAATTACCCTATGCCCTAAGACAGGGCACAGCAGTTATTTGTCGACCGAGTTATTTTTGACGCGGGCTTTTTTGCTTGTTTTCTTTTCCTCTCGTGGCTTCAATAAGCCATAACAGCAGTTTAACCAATCATTGTACATCTTCTCGGTTGGAATCACTTCGCATCTTTCGATGCCTTTAATCCATCTGGTCGAGCACCCGAGACACTCAGCCATATATTTTTGTGTTAAATTGTGGTAAATCCTTAAAAACTTTAATCTATCTCCGCCAAGCATCTCTTTGCTCCTTTCATTTATTCACTTACTGTTGGAGTGACAGTTGATCCTGCCACAACAACTCCACTGTCATCAATCAGTGCAACTGCATAGTATTCAGAGCAGTATACAGTAGTTGTTCTTGTGCTTGCATCTCTCGCAGGTTCGACAAAAGGATTCTCTTTTGGAATTAAACCAATAGATTCCTTTTTAATTGTAAGAATATAACCCTCATGTTTCGCTGTGTCGTATAATCTGTCAGTTACAAGGACAGGGATTCCTCTGAAATAACCTAATAAGTTATTCTGCATAATACCTGTGCCATCTGTAGTAAATGTCTTTGTTTTATCCACAAATCCATCCATTTTAAGGAAAGATGGGACAAATGCGCTATGGATATAAATTCCTGCAAAATCTTCTGCGTTAGCATCATCTCCGTATAAACCTAAGATTGCGTTCATCTCATCAAATGTAATCTGATGTTTTGTAGCAAGTTGGCTTTTTAAAGGTGTTGTCAGTGCAACATTAATGCAATCAGTATCAAGTTTTCTTGCCAGTGAGATTGCCTGCTGTTTTGCGGCTTCATCTAATGCATTTCCGAACTCAACTGCGTCGTCGTAGTCATTTACGGATACAGCAGGAGCCGCTACCATCTTAATAGTTGCCTGTGTTGATGTCTGCTTTAATGCTGTCTTATCCATCGCTGTACCAACTGTGATGTCTTTGGCATCTCCGATATAAGCCCATTTTGGCATAGATACTGTTTCCCCAGGTTTTCCAACAAGAGATTTAACAACCTTTGCGGACTGAGAAATAACTACCTTTCCTTCAATTTTTTCTCTGACTAATTCCGCATAAACATCTGGAATGATCATGTTTTTATTAACTGCATTTGTAGAATTGTTATTAATATTTGCCATTATGTTTTCCTCCTATATTATTTGTTAATTTGTGTTTTAATGTCTGCAACATCTTCTCTGATGTCATCAAGGTCATCCTTATAAGATGTAAGCACCTGTACGAATTCTGCATTTGTGGCAGATAATTTTTCATTTTGTTCCTGTGCCTTTGAGATGACTGAATATAATTTTTCTTCACGAGTTTCGTTCTGTGACTGCGATTTTTCCCACAATTTCCATATGAAAAAAGCCATGGCAATTACCATGACGATTGGGAATCCTAATTGACTAATCGCAGTTTGAAGTACATTGTAATCCACTCATTTGTCCTTTCCGAAAACCGTATGAGCCGAGCGCAAAATTACGCACTGCTTAACGAGCGCAAAAGTTCCGTGGTTTCCACACAAGTGGGGAATTATCTTGCTAACGCTTTATATAACTCAGGATTGTCTTGAAAAAGTTGTGCTTTTTCTCCGTAGGACATCTTTTTAAAGTCGGCTTTGGTAACTGCTTGCTGTTTACCATGATTGGTGGGTTTGTTCCCATTGTTTAACAGATAACCATTGATCGCCACACTCACGGCTTCTAATCCTGCGTCAACATCTTCACCAAGATTCAGATACTGTCCTAACTCTGTTGGTAAGCCAAGTTCAGTAAGTTTAGTAGATAATTCTGCTTGGCGTTCCTTTGCCAGTAATTTCTGTTCTCTCACCTCAAGTTCTTTCATACGATTTTCAAATTGAATTTCGCTATCTGATTTTTGAGTAGGTTTGTATTGTTTTAATTCTTCCTTTACAGTTCTGAGTTCGTTTGAATATTTTGTTCTAATCCTATCGCCCTCAGATTGAAGAATCTGCTGTACGCCTACTAACTGTTCATCAGATAAGTTTAAATTTTCTAGTTGCATTTCTTCACTTCCTTTCCAGTTGCAATCTATATAGCCCTGCAATTGCAGTTCCATCTTTTGCCCCTGTAATGATGTTGTTAATTTGTTGTATCAAAAAAAGACCTATCAATTGCGATAGATCTCTTTCTTCCTTATTATACAATTGTTTCTAAGGTCGTGATATGCGACCTTTGGGTTTCTAAGATGACATTTTGCCACCTTAAGATTCAAAGGTTACCAAATCGGTAACCCTTGCTACGTCTATATATACATTTGAATTAAATAACGAACATTTTTATGTCGAGGGTATACGCCCCCTTATACGCACATTTCAAATTTCATTTTGTGCCGTAAATACGGGACTTGTAAATAATTTCCAATTTTTCAAAGTCGCTAAAACACTAGGTTTTTAGCCAAATTTTGATTTGTCCACGTTGGCAATTTGATAGCGTTACATGTCTAATATATGCTTCTCCATATACACACATTTCACCAACCGTTTTTTTCGGCTGTTTGTCATTTTTAAAAAAATATTTAACCGAAAAAAACGGTTGTTTTTTGACCAATATCAAAAGTTCAATTTTCTCGATTCTCAAAATATATGTGCCCCCCTTATAGACACATTTCGTGTTCCGTATATACGGAACATTTTAAAATTGGCAAAAATTTTGTTCCGCATATACGGTACATTTTTGACCAATATCAAATGCTAACATTTTGTATTTTGGCGTCTTTTAAGAGATACCCCATTCTCCATATAGTGACTTTTTTTGTACCGCAAATACGGTACATTGTAATTTTTAAGTAATAAATGTACCACAAATACGGTACAATTATTTTTGTCTGATAGCGTTACATCGTTCTTCCTATACCGACACTTAGCACATCGTCTGTAATTGGCTATTTTACTGAGTTTTTTGATAGTTTCTGAGAGGTAACTGAGAAGTTTTTTGACGTTTTTTTACCAAAATTCATGTTCTCCCTATTGTTGTACTTAACAAATCTTTAAAAACCCTTGTAAAATAAGGACTTTGTTATTTTATTTTTGCAGCAAGGGAGAAGTTTTTTGACTCTTTTTTACTATTCTACTACCATCTCTCCTATAGTTCCACTTAACTGATCGTCAAAATATGGCTTAAAATCTGGATTTGGTAACTGTATTTTTAAGGCAAGGGGGATAATTTTGGATTGATTTTTACTAAAACATTCTTGTCCTTCCTATAGTTCCACTTAATGAATCATCTAAAAATGACTTAAAATAAGGACTTTGTGATTATATTTTGAAATAAAGTCGACGATTTTTGACCGATTTTGTCTAAAACATTCTTGTCTCCCCTATATGTCCACGAAGCACAACCGCTAAAACTCTTATAAATACTGCATTTAAAGCACGTATTTTTTTTAAAGGGGAAGATTTTGGGCTGATTTTTACTAAGATTATCCTGCCATCTATATGTCTCCCTATTACAACAAGATTGGTGTCTAAAAAAACCCTTATAAATACTGGCTTTAACGTCCCTTTAAAAATAAAACCAAGGAATTTTTTGGACGTTTTTGTCTAAATATCCATGTCTCCCTATTACAACAAGATTGACAAGGATCGAACACCGCATAAACACTGGGTTTGAGCGGTGTTGAAAAATAAAAGGGGGAACTTTTTCGGCGTTTTTTTACCAAAATTGTTCTTCCTATACGTCCACGAAATTGATTCTTTAAATACCGCATAAACACTATGTTTAAGCGGTATTTAAAATTTAAAGGAAGATAATTTTTGGCGTTTTTTTACCAAAAATCTGAACCATTGCAAATCTGCATAGGTTGGATTTACAACAACCCTAAAAAGGGTCATTGCAACCGTCCTCGTTCTGAGGACACTTAAATCAAGGACTCCACAGTAACGTCCTTAGTTGCTTCTAGTTTCTTGGCAGTGTGATACACTCTAAGCGTAAATTTCTTTCCAATCGCACCATTATCTGTTGTCTTTAGGGTTAAAGTATTGGCAGTTGTGTCAAATTTCTCTGTTACAAATGTGAATGAATAGTCGCTAGTAATCTCATACTGTAGACCATCCAGATGTTCTTTTACGCCATCATTCTTAGTAACAAACGTAAATACCATGTCTTTGTTGACATACATTTTACTGTATCTACTCGTAATAGATAACGTCCATGGATTAACCTCTGGCTCGCTCTCAGTTACAGTAATTTCGTCTGTTGTGACCTCTACATCGTGTTCTCTCCATCTTGCCGTAAATTTGACCGTACCTGCCTTGATAAAAGTAACTGTGCCGTCCTGTGCGATTGTCGCTACATCATTATTAGATGATGTCCACTCAATAGTAGGATTAGACACTATTTGGTCATTCATATAGGCAGTTGTTTCCAGTTTGGTAACACCTACTAGTCCCGAGTCGGTACTGGAAGGAATCTGATATGCCTTATTATAGTCACCTAACACAAGTCGATAGTTGACCGTTGGCTGTTCATCTGCTGTACGTTCGCAATACAAGTGACAGATGCCATTCTTAGACATGATGTTCTTAATCTTGTACGTGCCACCGTACTCATTAAATGTACCGCCTATTGTTAAGCGTTTAGAGTCGCTATTGTCCTCTAAAATCAATTCTAAGTCGCCAGACAGTAAAATCATCGTCCCATCACTTGAGGATGAAATTGAGGTCGTTTTCGTGCAAATAACCCTAAGCCCAGTGGCAGTTCCTGTGTTGAGATTTAAGACACCATCTGTCTTCTGTACTGCTGATTTATAGTATACGTCATTCTCAGCCGTTTCCTTATTCAAGATGATGTAGTAGTTACCTTTATACTGTAAAAGCGTTCCTATCTCCACAGGAGCGTCTATTTGATAGTAAATAATAGAAGTATCTCTATCCTCTAAGCCATCGTTGTTTTTGCGAAAGACAACCTTAAAATCCTGCGCCTGTGTCACGGCTGTCATAGTTTTTCCTTCTCGTTGCATTGTTCTTGCAAAACTTCTTTGTAGTGTGTCCAATTGATCACCGTCCTTTCCTCATAGAGATATGAGTGCCTTCATGTTCATGGTTCTTTATAGTATCTAGTGGATTGAATCTTTCAAAGTCAATCTGTAAATCATTTCCAAATAATGTAACATACTCTTTGGTCATGTCTAAAGTGGAGTGTCCCATGATCTTTTGTAATCGGAATATATCGCCACCGTTGATGATCCAATGCTTGGCAAATGTATGCCTAAATAAATGGCATGATGTTTTGTTCACATTGTGCTTGATATTGTAGTTATGGACTAACTGTTGATATGTTCTCACGGCTGACTGCTTGCCATAATCATTGCAGAAGAGGTAATCTTCTGGTTCTCCGCCACGAATTTCCAAGTATTCCTGCAAGATAGCAGATAAGGATTCAGATAAAGGGATTACCTGTTGCTTACGGTTCTTGGTTTTGCGTAGCACGATAAAACCACTTGAAAAGTCAACGTCACAGATACGCACATTTAATGCCGTACGTATACGATTTGCTGTTGCAAGTAAGTAGTTTTCGAATACCCACGTTTTATATTCGGCAAATGTGCATTTACGTAGATTTGGTTTCTGTAAGAGTCGTTCTAGTTCTTCATCGGAATAAGTTTGCTTGATTGGTTTTTCGATTTTGCACAATTGAATTTTAAAAGATTCCATATAGCCACAGTCCATACAGTAGTACAAAAACGCTCTGAGAGTTCTGAGATAAGTGTTGATTGTAACATCTTTGATTTGTACTTCGTCACGAAGCCATAAGATATAGTCGTCAATTGTGTCCTCTGTAATTGTATGCACCCGTTTTCTGGGGTCGCAAAAATCAAAAAATCTTTTGTTGATTTGTTTGTAAGATAAGATAGTTTTGTCTGATAAGTTTCTGACTTTGCATTTTTTTAAATACATTTCAAATGCTTGGTTAAGAGTTAGATTTGTTGGATTTGACATCTTTATTTTTTGCATAGATTCCCTGCCTTTCGTAGCACTTGACTAGATCAAGATTAAACGAAAAATCTAGCGAAAAACAAAAAAGCGATTCAGAGATAAAAACTCTCTAAACCGCATGAATACGTACTTTTTCGAATGTTCGAATTGATCACTAGAACCTAAATCTAGCGCGTCTGCCAATTCCGCCACATCCGCATA